AGAAGTTGACCAATATAATCCAATTGAGCAATTAGATAATGATGAGTTAACTAAAGAACTATCCAATACATCTTTAGCTAAGCAGCTTGTAAGCATTAATAAGATTTCAGATCTTCCATTTGAAGAGTTTGAATTCTTGAAAAGAGCATCTGTGTATCACCCTGAACTTGGTGTGCACACTGGTGCTTTAATCGAAAAGTCGATTCATAAAATGCTTCACTGTTATATGCGACCAAAGGGTTGTGTTTTGACAGAAGAGATGGCCTGTGCTCAAAACATTGACACAGCTCTTGGAGAATGGTTCAACCATGGCCGAGAAGTATATGAAAAACGTAGAGCAGATATGAATGAGATTGCCGTACGATCAGGTATAACTCATTTGTGCTGTCAGCTGGGGACCACGTATGATCAGCGTGTGGGAGCTTGGAAAGATAAATATCTGCCCAAACCCTAAAAGTGATCATCCCGGGCCTGCACTAACCCCTTAAAATAGTGCGACCAGTTTCAAATCTGGTTGTGGAACACAGCAAAATTGTAGTTTGTCACTGGATACCATATGATATGACCCAATCGTCGGGAAGGAAAGGAATATGCCTCCCAATCTAAAGGCTTTGACAAATAGGTGTAGCGCTATTTAGCGCGGCTTTACCAGCCACCAATCATCCATGCCGTGAATATTGAGTGGGCTTCACGGAAAATCAACCACTTACCCAAAAACAAAACGAGAAATCGAACATTAGCGGTTGGAGCACTCCAACAAACAAGGAACTTGAGCCTCAGAGTGAGTATATTTCACTCAGTGCGCTCAAGGCGGACCCAAAGATGCGAAAATACGTTCCCATGTGGAAGCGTGTTCTTAAGACTCTTGAGGAAAATCCGCAAAATTGTGTGTCGGGTCAGAAGCGTAGTGCAACATGCACAAGATGCTTTAAGCCATACACCAATTGTACGTGCCATATTGGTCTTCATCGTTCAACAAGTAGCGATTGCATTAGTGATTGCTTGACCAAGTTGGAATTTTCACCCCAGTCGGGTGTTACGGATGACGCGAGTATTATGAAAGTCGGTGGCCGTACACAATATGAGAATGTGCAATTCTCAGACCAACATGATCCTTACCTATATGACATCGAGAACAACGTTGATCCGACACGAACGTCGATGGACACAGAGGATGCATCACTGGAGCACTTCTTCTCGAGACCAATCAAGATTGCTGAAGTGGAATGGGGCGTTGGAACCTCGCTATTTGCAAGTTTCGACCCTTGGTCCTTGTATTTCGAGAACAAGCGTGTGATCAATAGGCTGGCCAATTACAATCTATTGCGTGCCAAATTGCATGTTAAGATTATCATCAATGGTA